GAGCGCACCTATGGGAGCGGGCGGCTACTCCCCCGCTCCTTGGAGTTCCAGCGGCACTGGATTCAACCCGATGGCAATGCTGTTCAGCGGCGGCACGCGTAGCGGCTCCGGAGCGGCTGGCGGCGGAACTGCGTTCAGCGGGACGGGTGACTCTTCGTCGGGCGCGGCCACCGGCGGTTATACTGCCGCTCCTTGGGCTACTGGCGGCGGAGATTGGTCCGGTGCCTCGGCGGGAACGGCGACGTTGAACCGGGCGCCAGCCGGGACGGGCGGATTCAATCCGCTGGCGCTGTTGTTCGGCGGGGCGCGCAGCAGCGCGGCTGGCGCGAGCGGGCCGAGCGGTTTGTCGGGAATCGTCAGCAACCTCAAGAGCACGAACTGGGGGAGCTTCAAACGGAGCCCGTCCAGTCCGACCTACGGCACGGATGAGAACGGCAACGATGTCCAGACCGGAGATTCCGGCGGCAAGATCACAGGCGTAGGTGGCGTGGCCGGGGCCGCGCTTGGTGCTGGCGGCATGATGCTCGCCAGCGCTGGCTTGCTGGGGAACAACCGCGGCACGTGGGGCGGCATCGCCGAGGGCACCGCGGGCGGAGCAATGATCGGAATGCAGATGGGCGGGCCGCTGGGGGCGGCGATTGGCGCTGGTGCTGGCTTTGCTATCGGCGGGATGGAGATGTTGCTCGGTATTGTGTCGCCGGCGCAGAAGGCGCACGACGAAATTAAATCGATCTATAACGTGAGCATCCCGACCAACAGCGGGACGATCAAGCAGGTGGTGCAGATCGCGCAGTCGCAGTTCGGCGGGGATATTGCGGTGGCCGTGCGGTCACCGAGCGTGCGTCAACTCGTGATGCTGTACTCGGAAGCCACTGGCCAGAAGATGCCCCTGTCGGCCACGGCGCCCTACGCCGGGAGCTTGGTGGAGCAAGGCGGCAAGCTCTATCAACAAGCCAGCTACCAGGATGGCCAGGCGCATGTCTACGCATCGAACATCCCAACGCTCGGCGGGATCGCAGCGGGGACCTATCCCACTCCCGGTGGCCCGAACACGTCTGGCGGCACCGGGGCGACGTACATGTCGCTGAGCATCAGCGGCAACGACGCGGCCAACTTCATGACCGGCCAATTTGTGACACCGCAGTTCGTGACCGACCAGGCGATGGCCGCGCAGTATTCGAGCTACGGACGCACGCAGCAATCGGCCAACATGCAGCTACCTGGATTGACGGTGGCGTGATCCGGTGCCAGGCAACCTCACACAAGTCGAGCCCAACGGGGTGATGCCGGCGTCACTATGCACCGCATTCACGGAGCTGCGGGAGTACGCGCAGCTTCAGAATCAGTATCACGACGGCACGGTCCAGCGGTCGCAACTCGCGCAAACCTCGCGCCGGACGTTCCGGATTAGCAAACGCCTGAGCGCACCGCTGCTCTCAGAGCTGTACGACTTCTGGGCTGCCCAGAACGGCGGATTGACGCCATTCGCGTTCTACAATCCGTTCGACGTGGCAGCTGGGCAACAGATCGGCAGCAATTATGATCCGACCGGCAATAACACGCAGGGTCGCGTGACGGTTGTGTTTCGGAAAAACTGGGCGCAAGCCACGGATCGTGCGCGATCGAACGTGCGGGAGTTACAACTAATAGAGGCCGCATAATAGCCGCCGCAAGCATGTAGGCTGCTCCTGAATCGGCCCGACCATGCACTCGGTATGCCGGCTGTCCCAACCGACCTCAGGAAACCGATCTCTAGTAGGCCCTGCGTCGTCCATTTGCTTCTGTCTGGCGTAACGGGTGTAACCGCTCAGCGCGGCGATGGGGTCGTCTTGTGGCCATGCTCTCGGAGCTCGCCTCTTTCAAGTTCATTTATCCGAACCTGCAAATGTTGCAGCCTGTCGAGTATATAGACGATTTCCTTTGAGGAGTCCCCGTATGGGAACGTGCTTTGGTATAGGTCGAGTGCTCGTCTGTAATCCTCAGCGGCCTTTGGGAGTTGGTCCTTCTCTTGCAAAGTGCCTGCGTTGCGTGAATCCCACAGCCGATCAGCACGTTCCCTGTAGCCGTCGGCAAGCATCGTTACATCGCTCCTGCCGAGCTTATAGCCGCGGTGTTCTGCTTCTTTCATCGAATGGTTGCCAGCGTCGACGTTTTTCCAGCCGTAAACATACAGCCAGGCCAGGGCAATTTGTGGATCGGGCGATTCTGGCAACAGGCGTTGCGCACTCTCCAACTTCTCCAGCGCCTCGCTTAGTAATGCGATCGAATGTTTCTCCACGTCGGGAGAGTATTTTCCCTGCACATCGTAAGGAATGCTACGCGCATCGATTCGATCGATCTGGCCTTCGCACAAGAGTAACTTACCACGCACGACGGAATCCCCAGGATCCAACTCAAGCGCTCGTGCGAGGTAGGTGCGCGCTTGCTGCCAATCACTTTCGAATGTCAGTTCACTATCACGCTGACGGAAGCGCAAGATTATCTGATTAGCCTCAGACGCCAGCGCATCCTTGACGATGTGGCGAGGACCAAACAAGGCAAGCGATTGCGGAGACCCCTTCGAAATCTCCGCCCAGCGACGCCAGATCGCATTAGGGCCGGTTATGACATGTGCGCGAATGTCTCGTTCGAGGTTCTGCCCCCGTCGCCAGAGTACCAACTCAGACGTTATTGAATAGATCATATATGATAGAGCCAGTGATGCGAAGCATATGAACACTAACCTCGCGCGCCGTCCCCTGCCACCTACGGATGCAACCCAGTCCGCGTTAAATACGCGCTCGTAAATGCGATTTCGTACTCTAAGTAGTCCAGCCGAGTCGGGCTTGACAACGCCAGCCAGTTTCAAGGCGGCGTGGACAGAGTATGCCGGCCGATCTTGCACCCGGACACCACGCAGCACTCGGCGGTAGACATTCATCGCTTCGGTCACATCGGCACCGCCTTGACGCAGGCGGCGGTCCACGAATTTGAGATTCTTCTCCTCTCGAACCGCTCGGACGCCCAGAAAAAGACGCTCGACCTCGCGGTCTACCAATTCCGTCGCGGAAGGATGTTCGGCTAAGGCGTGAATCGCGAGTTCCTCGGCCACTGCACAGCTCAACGCTTGAGTCAAGTAAGGATGCCCATCCGTCCAGTACAGAATTCGATTTAGAAGTTCGCGTTTGTGGATATTCGTTGCATGTAAGCCCTCGGTGAGAAAGTCCGCCTCTTCGGAGGTGAAATCGGTCAATCCGATTTCCTTGCCGATGTTAAAAGGAGTGCGAGCCGGATCACGGATTAGTTGCGCTGGTGTTGCGACGCCCAGCAGGACGAAGGCGAGGCGCTGGAACCTCTCATCCTTGGCGCGTCGATTGTGGCAGGCGCGTAGCGCAGCGAAGAAGTCATCGCAGAACTGGAGTCCGATTGTCGAATCGATTTCGTCTATGAAAACTACAACCTTGCCGCTGCAGACATCGAGGACGACGTCAGATAAGAACTCCGTGAACCTTTGAATTGCGGGCATGAGCCTTCGCTCCATCCACCAAACATCCAGCTTCGTGTCTGCCGTCAGGTCACGCAGGATCCGGTAGGCGACTCCGTAATACCACTCGTCTGCGGTAACGGACTGCCGGTCTGCCCCGATCAAATTAAGATCCACTTGGGCTGTTCTCACCCCTTCTTGGACCAAACGTGCGGCTATGTTAGCCATCAGACTGGACTTTCCCATTTGGCGAGTCGTTAGTATGTAACAAAACTCGCCGGCCAGAACGGCATTGAGAAGGTCGCGATCCGCCTTGCGCACGATGTAGCTGTCAGCACCCGGCTTGATTGTGCCGCCGGTGACATAAAAGCGTGGACCTTGCTCGGGCGGCCCGCTCATAAGTGTGTAGCGAAATACTGGCGGTAAAGATCGCACCGAAAACGGGAATCCTCCCGCGATTCGCCGTCTAGCAACCCCCCGGCGCGGAGGCGCTGAAAACAATCCTCGCTTTCGCAGATGCTGCCGCGTACGACACGCCTCAGTTCCTGGCGCAGAATCTCCCGATCCCGAAGCACCCAAAGGTGCCGCCGCAGGTGATCGCCAAAGGGTCCACTATCAGTGGCCGCCACCTGCTTCAGCGCGGTCAGTTTCTGCGAGCCAAGTGATTCGAACCTAGTTCGTAGCGAATACAATGCCTGACGGACTAAATACGGATGCCCCCCGACGAGACGCATCAACTCGTCAATTTGCCGGACATCAGACAGTGGATAGGCGTGCGCCTGGTTCAACCATTGGACCTGGAGCGCACTGAAATCACCTAAACGGAAGATCTCTCCTACGTTAAACGGGGACTGATTAATGTCCTCGATGAAGAGAGCCGGCTCGGTGGAATGGCCGATCAACAAGTTCAATCGATTCCAAACCGGATTTGTTGCGCGGCGGTTATGCCACGCGCGAAGCATCGCGAAAAAGGCGTTCCGGAACTTATATTGGAATACCCGATCAGCCTCGTCCAACGCCAGGCAAACTCGGAGGCTGGCATCCTGCAGCACCGCCTCCAGAAAATCGGTCAAACTGTCCGGCGCTCCAAGCGCTTCGTCCCATAACTCTGTAGGATTGATGAGAGAGCGCAGGTCGCGTGCTATCCGATGCGCGAAGTACAAGAGAATGGCTCTCAGACTACCGAAGTGCGATTCATCCACAAGTTGTAGATCCAGATAGAGGGTTCGCTGGCCATCGTGGCGGGCCTCTGCCTGCGCGCGTGCCAGCAACGAAGTCTTGCCGACTTGTCTAGGCCCCTTGAGTAAAGCCGTTATGCCGTGTTGCCGAACGAGTTGCGCGAGTTGATTGTCTTCTGGACGGATAACGTAAAAAGGAGAGTCCAATCCTACGGCGCCAGTATCGAGCCTCGGGTCGGCAGTGGGCATCGGTGCGCCATTCAATTCCGTGATTCTTGCAAGCGCCCACAGATCTTCAGGTCGTGCATCGTGCGGGGCCGCCGCGGCCGAATCTTCGGGGTCTAGAATCTCTCGTAGGATGCCTTCGTGGATTGGTTCGAAACTCTGCGTCGGACACCACGTTATGTATTGGATCGGATCGAGATAAGCTGCCAGGTCGTAGGGCAGTTCACCGGAGAAATTCACGCGAATCGGGTAAATCCGCAATTTCTTGGACTTTCGCAATTCGTGTGCCAGAGCGATCTCACGACGGACCATGTCGCTCAGAATGGATTGCGCCGAGACCAGCACGATGAAGTGGGCCGCGGCGCGCAGCTCACGGTCAATTTCGGCTACCCACTCATGACCCACTCGGATCTTCCTATCAACGAATACCGAACATCCGTTGGCTTCGAGAAAACGCGCTAAACCGGTGGCGAGCTCCTCATCGGGTGTTACATGGCGGTAGCTGATAAACACCTTGCGCATGCGGGGCCATTTCCAGTCTATCGGATTTCAAATCATTGCGTAAATGTTCCCAACTGCTCGTACTTGTGGGAATAATGGATTGCCGAGCCACATACTTTCGGACGTGCGCGCAGAGCGTTCATCTGAGGGGATTTCCGATTGCTGCTGAGCAGGGCACTCGGTTGAAGGACTACGATTCGCTCGGGTTCACTCTTTCATGGTAACCATTTTTGGTTACCAGACCAAACCATAAATGCCTGACACCATCGGCCGCATCACCGTCCCCACGGCGATCAACTCCGGCCAGACATTCCCGCTCACCACGCGATACCCGTTTGGCTTCTCCGTCGAGCGCCCGGTGATTGTGCACCGCTTCGGCTCGCTTGACGCCAAGCAGGAGCAGCGGTACTACGTCGGGATTGGCCCGCGCAAGTTTCAATTCAAGCATCCGAACCTGAACTGGGCCGAAACCAACCAGCTCAAGGCGTTCTGGGAGTCGATGCAGGGGCCGTGGCAGGCATTCACGTACACCGTCCCCAATCCCGATGGAACTACCACCGGCGTGCTGGTCACCTTCGAGCAGGTGCCGATTTCGTTCGAGTACCTGCGCAACGCCGCGCAGGTCGGGTTGAACCTCATCGAGGTCGTCGATCCGACCCAGGTGCCCAAATACACGATCAGCTCCACCTGCCTGCGATTCCCCTCGACCGCACTGTCCACAGCGCTGCTTTCCGAAGTCCAACAGATCGTCCCCCTGGTCCACATCCGCGTGCGCGAATCCGCGGTCGCGGACATCTACCTGTCCGACCGGCGCGTCACAGTGGGCGGCCAGCTATACCTGCCCCGATTGATCGGCATCGGCGAGCCTGGCTCAGACGTCCTGATTTCGCAGGACATCAAAGGCACCTCCGATAACGTCCGAATCACCTTCGGCAATGGCGACCGCGTGATGACGCAACTTGCCAACGACACGGACCTAAAGTATGCCGAGATCGACCTTTGCCTCTTCCACGTCAACTCCGGGATTCTGCTGCAACTCTGGAAAGGCGTCATCCAGAACTTCACCAGCGACGGCACGCCGATCTTCCCGGTCACCTGCTCCGACGGGTTCTTCCAGATCATGAACCAGTACCCCGAGCGGCAACTCAGCCGCCAGTGCTGGAAGACCTACAACGATGGAGTGAACTGCCCGTGGGCCGCAAAGGGCCGGAGCGCCGCGGCTGTAACGGCGGCGGGCGGCGATCCCACGAGCTGCGACTATTACCTCGAATCGGCGAACGGTTGCCAGGTCCACGGCATGGCTCCCTATTTCGGCGGGCAGCAAGCTGACCCGCAGGGCGTCGTCATCAAGGACGATTCCACCGGCTTCCTCGGCTTCGGCCGGAATACCGTAACCGCGACGTCGATCATCTCGGACACGATCTGGGGCTTGGCGCTCCCGGAGATCTGGTGCAACAGCGGCGGCAATCCGCTTTACGCGTTCATGGCCGCCGCGATGATGGTGGACTACCGCGATGAATCGGGCTACGCCGATTCGCTCGGTATTTTAAGCGCCGGACCTCTCGGTGGATTCACCCCTTCGGCTGTCGTTACGAACGCGGATGGTTACAAATACGTGGTGGCTCCGATGGTCGATGGCTACCTCTGGCAAGGACTGGCGGTCAACGGCAACCTGAACGTCACGAAATACCAGCCGGGCATGGGGCTGCGCTACGTCACCGGCAGCGACCCGGCGAACCCGAGCAGCGACTACTTCTCGCTGGGCCAAGGGTCGCCGCAGGTCTGGGAGCCGAATGTCTACGCGGCGGGCACGGCGGCGTGCGAGATTCGTATCGTCAAGTCCACCACGATTCAACCGAGCACCCCGGACCAGCACCAGATGACCGTCCCCATCGACTACGGGATGTGGGGCTGGACCTGGGACCAGAACGGCAACCGCACCGGCGTCAAGGGACTGATCAATCCATTTTGGATTGCAGTCAACATGCTGCTGCGCGCGATGGATTTGTATGGCGATCCCTCCACGGGATCGAATCCCGCCGGCGGAAGCGGTCCCACTTCGTTTGCGCAACTCGCCACGTTCGTGCTGCCGTCGCTGATAGTAGGCGACGGAAGTGGCGCGGCAGAGATCGCCGCGGCGCAGGTCACTCCGATCCTGGGCGTCACGTCGCCAATCGTGAACTATGCTCTCACGACGGCTGGGGAGGCGCTCACCGCTCCGCAGATCAATCTCAACCCCGACGGCAGTTACTCGTTTTCGTACTGGACTAGCCCGCCCCCACCTCCTCCGGAGGGAACGGGAGTGCAGACCACCATGTCGATTGCGCAGGCGCTCTCGCTTGGGTATGTCACGGAGACCAGCGTCCAGGGCACCGAAACCCAGTTCCAATTTCAGGGCGTCATCAGCAGCCAGAAGCCGTTCCGCGACTGGCTCACCGAGGTGCTCAACTGCTGCCTGGGCTTCTACACGTGGGAGTTCGGAAAGCTGAAGGTCGGTTGCCGGATCAACGCCAGCGCGGTGGATGCGTACACGCTCGCGAACTCTCTGTTTCAAACTCTGCGGCTGACGCCGATCCAAGCTGGTTTCGAACACCTGGTGCTTTCATTCGCCGACGTTGCTTATCAGTACCAGGCGAACACGGCTGAGTATTGCGACAAAAGCCACGCGGCTTACTACGGCCGCGCCGGATCTCCGCTGACGAGTCAGATGCACTCGGTGGGCTGTTCGTCACTCAGCCAGGCGCTGCGGATAGCAGCCACACGGACGCGCGAAGAAGTCGGCGGCGTGACTCCGGCGGAATGGCGCGACGCGCGAACGGCGGCATGGCAGACGACGCTGCTCGGACTTGGTAACGAGGTCGGGCAAGTCGTCTCGATGACCCACCCGGATATTCCCGGCCTCCATGGCACCTGCAACGTCTCTGGCAGCACTGCAACTTGGGTAAGCGGCGATCCGTGGACCTATGCCGGAACTGCGGCCGGGAATTCGGAATTGGTCAACAAGGAAATCGTGATCGGCGGCGCGCAGGTGACGATCACCGCCGTCGGCAGCGACGGTTCCACGATCACCACGTCGCCAGCGCCTCCATCCGGGAGCGGCCATTCGTTCCAGGTCATCACGATGTGCTTCCGCATTCAGCGATGGAGCCTGAAGAAGGACTGGTCGGTGCAGATCGAGGGGCAGACCGTCACCGACTCGATGTACGACCTGGACGTTGGCCCGAAGCCGATGGACGTGGTGCCCGCGCCCCTGCCGGCCCTGTATTATGCGATCCCGCTCGGCCCCGCGTGGGCACCGTACCAGGTGCAGGCGGCGGCGAATGATGCGCTGTTTCCGGGCGAGTGGACCTTCGATACCGACCAGTCCTACGCACAGATGGCCGACGGCAGCATGCTCGCGAACCTGGTGGTGACCGGGAAGCTGCCGGTGAACGAGTTCAGCGCCACCGGCGCGGGTGCGCCCGGAATCGGATCGATCTCGCAGTCCGCGACGGGCGGATCGTTGCCAGCCAACGCGACGCTACGCGTGGCTATCTGCGCGATGGATTCAAGCGGGCTTCCTTCGGCCCCGTCGAATATCGCCATCATCGGAACTTCAACCTCTGGAACGGACACGTTCACATTGGAAGGCATAACCTGGCCGGCGGTCGCGGGTCTCGTTTCTTACGTGCTATTCGTCGCGACGCAGGACGATCTGATCTGCGCGCAGGCCACCGGAACGTTGACGGCGGGCGAGAACAACACCTACACGCCCGGCTCAATCACGTTCGCCGGGCCGTTGGTGCGCTCGACATGGGCACTGCCGTCGCCGTACGTCAGCAAGATCCGGGTAAAAGCGAAGCACCTCAGACACAGCGGAATTATCGGAGATTCTGTTTGGAGTGTTGCTCCCGGCCAACTTGTGGTGGGATCGTTTCAAGAACCGCCGCCATCCACGAACCCGACATGGACGCCGGTTGGCCGCTTCATTTCGGTCATCGGCAGGCCGGAAGGCGCAGCGCCGTTCTTCAGCGGGAAGGTCACCTCATGGGATCAGGCCACCGGCACCATTGGTGTTACTCCTGACCCCAACGGAATTGTGCAAGCGGGCGACTGCATTGCACTGCGTTTCAATGCGGACGCCTCGAACGCCAGCAACCCGACCTCGATCACGGATTCCGGTTGGCAAAGCCCGGTCTATCCCAACGGCATGACGTCTGGCGCGGAGGTCGGCAACCTCGTTCGCGTGATTCAGGGCACGTCGCGCGGCACGCCGCCGCGGAAGATCGTCGCGAATACGGCGACCAGCATCACGTGGGACCTTCCGATGGTGATCAATCCGGGCGATGTCTGGATTATCGAGGAGCCGACCTGGCCCTATTCCTGCGACACGACCTCGTTCGATAACGGCAACCCGCTGGCGGTGACCACGATCAACATGCCCACCGGCAATTTCGTGGACCAGACACTCCTGATCGCCGGCTTCACGGTGGACGTCAACGGCAATGAGTCTCCGGACGGCGACCAGCCGATGCGCGAGGACTGGATCTTCGGCGCGGAGGGACTCTCCAAGGTCGCCGGCCTGGTTTTCCAGATGCAGGGCACGTTGGGCATCGAATCCAATGCGGCCCAGCCGCTCTACCTGAATGGTCCGGTCACGGTGGGCGATGTGAAGGCTTACGTGCAGGCGGCTCCGACCGGCTCGGGGGTCACGTTCACCATCTATGTAGGCGGCGCAGCCTGGCTATCAATGACGATTTCCGCCGGCCAGACGACCGTGGTCGCCACAACATCGCAGATCAAGGCTCTTACCCAGATCCCGGCCAACACGGCGGTTTCCATCGGAATCACTGCGGTGGGGACCACGTTTCCCGGCTCAGACCTCTCAGTCTTCATCTACTCGTAAACAGCGAGTTTCAAATATGACCATCAAAGAGACGCGCATCATTCTGCTGTTACTGGCAGCGGCAAGCGCGGCCGCGCAGACGACCACGGTGACTGGTACGATCACCGATCCCGCCGGTGATCTGCTTTCCGGATCATGCTTGATTCAGGCCGTTGGGCCATTCAGCGCGGCAACTGGCTGGCGCGTCACGGGCGCGCCCATGGTGGTGCCTTTCGCCGGCGGCTTATTCTCCGCAGCCCTGGCGCCCACGGACAGCGCCACGCCATCCGGCCAATACTACAGAGTGACATGCTCCGTGCCGAACCAGACCGTCAGCGGGCGAGCGGTCGGCCCGTATTCGTGGGGACCACGCTACTGGCTGGTGCCCACCAATACCACAGCCCTGGACATTGGCACGGTTGAGATCACTTCGCCGCCGCCAAGCCCGTCGTGGAAAGTCCTGTGGCCGCAGATGGACCAGGGCGGCGCTGCCCTCGGGCAGGTCCCGCAGTGGAATGGGTCGAGTTGGATGCCATCGAACATCAACGTATCCGGCGGTGGGGGTGCTGTGAGCAGCGTGTTCGGACGCATCGGTGCTGTGGTGGCGCAATCCGGCGATTACACAACAACGCAGGTGCCTGAAGGAACAAACCAGTACTTCACCAACGCGCGGGCACTGAGCGCGCTGTCCGGACTCTACGAAAGTCCGCTGACATTCTCAGCGCCGCTCTCACGGGCGGGTAACACGATTACATGCCCGCTGTGCGGGGCTGGCGCAACGCTCAACGGCGACGTGACTGGCCCTACGACTGCGAATACGGTAGCAGGGCTGCAAGGCCGCGCACTGGCGGCAACGGCTCCGGCGGATGCCCAGTATCTCGGCTGGAGCGCGTCGGCAAGCAAATGGCAGCCGATCACACTGCCACCGGCGACAGTACTGAGCGTATTCGGGCGGACCGGTGCGGTGAACGCACAGGCCGGAGATTATGCTTTCTCTCAGATTTCCGGCGCCGCGGCTTGGGCGCAGTTGCCGGCGAGCGTGGCGAACGTCACGAACAACCTGACCGACATGTTGGATCGCGGCGCGGCGCTTCAGAACCTCTACTTCCAGGCGAACGGAACGGGTGCGATAAATCGGGGTGCGCGCGACAAGCTGCGAGATTTCATGCACGTCAGGGACTTCGGCGCTCTCGGCGATGGCGCGACCGACGACTCGGCGGCATTCACGGCCGCGTTGGCCTCGGGGGCGAAGGAAGTGCGCGCCGACGGTGGGAACTACGTGCTGGCATCCGTCGTTACGATTCCGAAGGGCGAGGCGCTATACTTCGGAGCCGGGACGCACACGGTCGCCGGCATCCTATTGAGCGATTCGACGACCGATCCAACCGGCGTCGGCAAGCTCTACTGTGCCGGTTCGGGCCTGACCACAATCCGGCTGGCAAACGGATCTAACCGCGACCTCGTTTCGCAGGTCAACTTTTCCTCTCTCACCGGGGCGAACAGTCCATACGGCCTTTTCCGCAGCGAGATTAGCGGCTGCACGTTCGATGCGAACAAGTCGGGACAGGCGGCAGTAAGCTACGGAATCCGCCTGTACGGGCATGGCTTATATCTGCACGATGTGACCGTGCAGAACGCGTACTCGGACGGCATCTACACCGAGTGGGGTATCGACTCGACGTATGCCTCGCCGAATACGGACTTGGAGGGTTATTTCACCGAGATCCGTTCAATGTTCAATGGCAGCAATGGGTGGACGTTCCGGGGGCCGCACGATTCGACGTTCACGAACGTGGTGCTGTACAAGAACGGAGGATGGGGCTTGCGGGTTGAGACTTCGGCGGCCTACAACGGGAATGGCCACATCTCGAATCTCAACACGTACCTGAATTCGAACGGCGGGATCTATTCGAACTCCTCGTTCGACGGCACGCAGGTGGAAGCGACGTCGTCGGTCGGGTGGGGCATGTTGATCGACACGGGATCGGGTACGCATAATCTGCACGCTTCGCAGTTCGCCGGTCCCATCGCCCTGGAGATCAGAGCACCGGCGCAATTCATTTCGGGCAACGTGGTCAACTCGACGGCCGCCGCGATCAAACTGAACGGCGGAAGCTGCAACTGTACCGCGACGATGGTGAACAACACCGGCTATCAGATCGACTACACGAGCGCCGTCGGAGCATCCATTTTCTTTGTGGAGTCGCCGAATGCGATTCCGGGCACGATGTTCCACAATACTCCGTCGCAGGCCGATTTCATCTTCTTCGCGTTCGGAGGTAGTGGGGCGACGAACCGCTACGTTGCGTTGCCCTATGGGACGGTGCATGTGGCTGGATGGTCGCCGCAGTTCCCCCAATCGAATGCCGTGATGGCAGTGATTAACGATGGCTCCCAAGTTGGAAACATCACCGCCACTTCGTTTATCGGTTCGCCGATTCTCACGCCGGTGAGCTTTGGCAACCTGGGTACGACCAACAACTCGCTCGTGTACTGCACTGACTGTGGGAGCAACGCGAAGCCATGCGCCGGCGGCGGCAGCGGGTCGCTGGCGTTCCGCAATAACGGGGTCTGGGAGTGCCTTTCCAAGTAGCGACGCGATGCCAGACGCCATTTACAAGCTACAACCGCATCGCACGATGCACCTGCAGGGCTTTGACGACTATGGCGCGGCGGCTGCATTGTGGGGCGCTTCCGACA